GAGCGGTGGAAACACCTCGTGTGGAAACACACTCGGTTGACCGGTACTCCTACGGTCTGGCCTCGAAAGCGGCCACCAACATGCGGTTCTACGCATAGTATACGAAACCGCGTGGTCCCTGCGATATGGGCACGAAAACTAAGGAGGTGGAGAGATGATCGTTAATCGCGGTCCTTTCCGACGTGCGGCTTTAAAACCGTACATCTCCCAGATGTCAAAACCGAATGCCCGACCGGTTTTTGACGACTTTGTGGCTGGGGTCTTAGAACATCAAGGATTTTCTTGGGAGGAAGATCCTCGTTCGATTTATGATCCTCAGCAATTGTATACCGCCTTAGATCGGTATGCGAGCCAGTGGGCCTCATATGAGCATCTTGATGATGCGCTAGAGTTTGGGTTTCGAAAGGCTTTTCATCATTTTGCGAAACCAAAACACATGAAACCACTCATGTGTCTTAATGACTCTGAGGCTCTAAGGGGTGCTCTCAAACTTTCAAAGTCTGCAGGTTTACCGACAATGAAGAGTAAGAGAGACTCCTTGACCTATGCTTTTGATCGTGAGTTCCAGATCAGAGCTGGGTCTAAAGCACCTAACCCTTGTGTTGCTTATAAAAGAACACAAAAGGGCAACAAAACCCGGCTTGTGTGGGGTTACCCTCTGGAGATGACCATCATGGAAGCTAGATTCGCTAGGCCACTCATTGAGCAGTTTCTATGTTTAGAGACTCCAATGGCTTTTGGTCAAGGGAAGATAGTTACAGGTGCTCGTATCCATCGCTATTGCGTGGAGGGGAAAGGAACAACTGTGTGTTTGGATTATTCAAAGTATGACACGACCCTGTCAAAAACGATGATCCAACAGGCGTTCCGTATCTTATCTACCTGGTTCACGAAGGAGCAACGTGATCAGTTAGGATGGGATATTGTGGTAGGGTACTTTATTGGAACTCCCATTGTGATGCCTGATGGCAATCTTTACACTGGGAAAGACCATGGAGTGCCTAGCGGAAGCTACTTCACACAAATGATTGACTCAATTGTCAATGTCGCTTTATGTTATGCTCTATCTTGGAAATTTCATTTTAAGATAGCTCATGACAGCTTACAAGTGCTTGGTGATGATGTCATCATGAATGTCGTTGGTGATGTTGATGTAGCCTCTTGGCGTGCCTATCTTTTGAAGGAGTTTGGACTACTTCTTCATGATGATGAGAAGACACTTGTTGGAGAGGCTCATTTCCTTGGTGCTTACTGGACTAAGGGCAAGCCTGATGTACCAATTCAAGAGCTCGTGAATAAGGCCGTCTTCCCTGAGAAATTCAGGAACTATGAGGGAAAACCTGATAGCGGAGCCAGAGACGTCCTTGCATCGTATGCTAGCGGGTACTTGAGCGCTCACCGGTTTCTTCCAACTGGATTAAGAGTTGAACCTAGGGCAAGAAATCTTAGTTTTCACACTGATTTCAGGTTCCTCTCTGGAAGTGATAAGTACCTTTCTGAGGCAAAAGAACAGCTTATTCACAAGACCAGTACCGGTTTCTCCAGTCTTACTACTAGACTTTTGAGCTAAGTACAAAGCGTTCCGC